CCAAGGGCAAGAGAACTTCCGTACTACAGTGATGTCTAATAGAATTAGAGGGACAACCAAAGAGAAGTACAAAAAGTATAGGTCAGGTCTTGAGTCTGACAACGCAAGGTACCTTGAACACAAGAAAGTTCAGTTTGAATACGAGAAGTTCAGAGTACCTTGGGTTGTAACTCATACTTATCTACCAGACTTCGTACTTCCCAATGGAGTAGTAGTAGAAACTAAGGGGAGGTTCGTGTCAGCAGACAGAAGAAAACATATAGAAGTAAGAAAACAACACCCTGATCTAGACATCAGATTTGTATTTTCAAACAGCAAAAGTAAACTGTACAAAGGCAGCAAGACCACATACGCAGACTGGTGCCACAAGAATAACTTCAAGTTTTCAGATAAAAGGATACCATATGAGTGGCTAAAGGAGAAACCGAATGAGAGTAGCCTTTCTGCACTGGGTAGTATCAGGTCCCACAAGAGAAAACCTAAATGAACCTTGGCATTTGGTGTGCTTAGTTGAACGGTCCGGTAAAGTAGAAACTGCAAAACTATTCTATGAAGGCTACCACGAAGCACAGCATGTTGTGGAACACTTCAAAGTTTCTATTGAACCCATCCCTCTCTTTATCGCCGACGATGATGACGAATAGGGCGACGAAGAAGATGTATGATTTAGAAACTTTATCAAGACTTCTGGCGTACAGCTACGGTCTACAACTAATTGTAGAACAAAATGATATCGACGAAGCCCTTGTCATAGGTATTCTTATTGACAAGGGTCTTATTGACATTGAAGAATACCTCCCTATAACCGACACTCAACTTCACAAAATTGACGACTAGTAGGAGAACTAACAAGATGGTATGGAAATCTAATCTTAACCCCATGTTTCGCTCTAAGTTCAGCGAAGATATTTTTAATCATAAGTACCGTCACGAAGGTGCCGAAACTTGGCCTGCTCTAGCTAAGACACTTGTTGAAGATGTCTGCGAGGATAGGCTAACTAAAGAAGAGAAGTCTCAACTCAGGAAATATATTGAAGATATGAAGTTTATTCCTGGCGGTAGGTATCTCTACTACGCAGGACGTAGCAATAAGTTCTTCAACAACTGCTTTCTTCTCAAGGCTGAAGAAGATAGTAGAGAGGATTGGGCTAACCTATCTTGGAAAGCTGAGTCCTGTCTGATGACAGGAGGTGGTATCGGTGTAGACTACAGTGTCTATCGCCACGAAGGTGCGCCAATTCAAAGAACAGGTGGTCAAGCATCTGGTCCTATTCCTAAGATGCAGATGATTAACGAAATCGGACGCAGAGTTATGCAAGGTGGATCACGTAGGTCTGCTATCTACGCATCACTTAACTGGAAACACGAGGACATTTGGAAGTTTCTTGAAGCTAAAGATTGGCAGAACATGCTAGTTGGAAAGTCTGGTTTGTCTCTTTGGGATGTAAAGCAAGACGACTTCAACTTTCCTGCACCTATGGACATGACTAACATCAGTGTCAACTATGATACTGAGTGGTTGCTTAACTACTACAAGACTGGAGACGTTGGCTCTGTATTCAGAAAGAACGTAGCTCAGGCTATGAAGTCTGCTGAACCAGGGTTTTCTTTTAACTTCTTTGATAAAGAGAGAGAGACGCTACGTAATGCCTGCACAGAAGTAACATCAGAAGATGATAGCGATGTCTGCAACCTAGGTTCTCTTAACTTTGGTCGTATCTTCGACATCAAAGAACTTGCATCAGTTGTTGAGCTTGGTGTTAAGTTCCTCATTTGTGGTACACTGAAGGCTCACCTTCCCTATGAAAAGATTTATGAGGTACGTCAGAAGAACAGACGCCTTGGCTTAGGTTTCATGGGTGTGCATGAGTGGTTGATTAAGAAAGGATACAAGTATGAAGTCACAGAAGAGCTACACCAATGGCTCGACGTGTACAGAGGAGTCTCTGACAATGTTAGTGCATCTTTCGCAGATGAACTCGGAGTTAGTAGACCTGTCGCCAACAGAGCAATCGCTCCAACTGGCTCTATTGGCATTCTCGCAGGAACGAGCACTGGGGTTGAACCTATCTTTGCAGTAGCCTACAAACGCAGGTATCTGAAAGGCACAAACCGTTGGGTCTACCAGTATGTTGTGGACTCTGCTGCTCAAGAGTTGATTGATATCTACGGTGTTGACCCAAACAAAGTGGAATCAGCTTTGGATCTTGCCGACGATTACGAACGACGCATCAAGTTTCAAGCTGACGTTCAAGACTACGTCGATATGTCTATTTCATCCACTATCAATCTTCCTGCTTGGGGTTCTAAGTTGAACAACATCGACACAGTACCTGACTTCTGCAACACACTCGCTAAGTATGCGTCAAGATTACGCGGCTTTACCTGCTACCCAGACGGATCAAGAGGTGGACAACCTCTCACCTCTGTGTCATATAAGGAAGCAGTAGAGAAACTCGGTGAAGAATTCGAGGAGCACGTTGAAACCCATGATATCTGTGACATATCAAACTCCGGTGGGGTATGTGGAGTTTGATGAAGTGTGGACCCATGATTTGGAGGAAGAAATGTTTAGCGATGAAGTGAACAAACCTGCCCACTACAACACGGGTAGCATTGAGTGTATCGAGTACCTTGAAGACAATCTCTCAAGCGAGAGGTTCAGAGGGTATCTCGAAGGCAACACTAAGAAATACCTACACCGATTCAGGTACAAGGGTAAAACAAAACAAGACCTTCAGAAGGCACAATGGTATCTTGACAGGCTCATTGAGACAGAAGATAGTCCAGACACTTATGTAAAACCAAATGAGGAAGGAGACCAGTATGTCATTGATTACCTTCTGGCTGACTTACGAAGTATGCGTAAAACAAACGCAGCAGATGAAGAATCAAGAAAAGTAGAAGAAGCTCTGGTGACTATCCTAAAAGACTGGTACATGACAGAGGAGCAGTTTAATGCCGAAAACGTATAGCACGCATGTTGTCATTCCAGGTGTACATGAAGCCTTCCTTGAGGTAAACGATACTGAAGTCAGAGCAGTATTCACCTACAAAGGGGAAGTCTACAACACACAAAATATGTCCAACCGTACTCTTGAAGCAGCAAAAGAATACATGGACAACTGGGCTGAGTTTTCTAAAGGTCTTCTACCAAATAAATTCGGGTGGTCCAAATGAAACTTGCAGTGTTCTACAACGGCAGCAATGGTCGTAAGTCTGAAGTCTACAGAGGAGAGAATGGGTTCTCTGTCGTGTTCTACGAACATGGAGTGAAGATTAAAGAAGAAAGTTATCTAGACAAGAGCGAAAACTACCACAGAGATAGTGCTGAGAATTGGGTTCTCGGAATTAACACTCTTCACTGATAAGTCCAAACCAGAACTTAGGGTATCACTGTGGCAACTAAACGAAACAAGTACATGTCTAGGTCTAGGTCTAGGTCTATGTCTTGGTCTAGGTCTTGGTCTGGGTCTTGGTCTTGGTCTTGGTCTTTGTCTAAGTCTGGGTCTAGGTCTAGGTCTAGGTCTGAGTCTTAGAGAAGCCTGTTATACACAAGGTGTCTCAATACAAACGAGTAAGCACTCTTAGCTCAGTTGGATAGAGCAACAGACTTCTAATCTGTGGGTCAGAGGTTCGAGTCCTCTAGGGTGCACCAACTAACTTACTTACTACTGGAGTGTTACTAATGATCTACTCTCAAGACGAAATACGAGGTAAAGATGAGATATTTTTCTTATGATGAGCTGGTAGAAGAAGGAACGTCTGTTGTAACAGTATCAGAGGATGACATCAGAAAAGAATACTATCCTTGGTGGTATGAGAAGATGTGTAAAAAGTATGGTAAAGAAGAAGTGGACAAAAACTGGTCGTTCGAAGAGTGTTTAGAAGACTGGGTTACAACACATTATGCACGGAGTAATGACAATGGAATATAGCCTAACAGGAGAACTAAATGCAAGAAGCTAAACTAGCTGGGTGGACTGTAGCACCCATTGTTCCTAACCAGCCGGCGACTTTAGAAGATGCTATTGCGTACTACGCTAGAGTGTCTAATCCAACATCCCAGATGAACAATCTAAGAGGGCACCAGCTTGTACAATACCTCATTAGAAACAAACACTGGTCCCCTTTTGAAATGTGCAATGTCACTCTTGAGGTAACTACAAGCAGAGATATCGCAAGGCAGCTTCTCAGGCACAGAACTTTTTACTTCCAGGAGTTCTCTCAGAGGTATAGTGCTACAGAAACAACATCAGGAACTCGTGAGTGTAGACTACAAGACCACACCAACCGACAGAACTCTCTACCCAATGAAGACAAGGAGCTTAAAGACTGGTGGGTTGAAAAACAAAGATCAGTTATGGGTAGTGCCTTCGAAATCTACGACCAAGCTCTGAAGAAAGGGATAGCTAAAGAACAAGCTAGAGCTATCCTACCTGAGGGTTTGACCCTAACGAGACTGTACGTCAATGGCACACTTAGGAGTTGGATACACTACATAGAGCTACGGACTGACCCCAACACTCAGAAGGAGCACAGAGACCTAGCTACTAAGATGGCTGATAAAATCTCTACTGTGTTTCCTCTGATAAAACATTTCGTATACGAGGAACCTACGTAAGTAGTAGACAAACTAAAGGGGGCGCTAAGGCCCCCTATTTCTTTTTCTTTTTCTTCTCTACACCTTTGATCTTTCCTTTATTCTTAGAGGCATAGAACACTTGCTCTCCCCCCTTAGAACCATACTCTTCCTTCATGGCTCTCATAATCTTGGAGCCTTTTTTAGTTAGTGGCATATCAGTAGCCCTTCTTCTTAGGATGTTTAGAACCCTTCATGATAGTACCATCAGGCATTTTGTGAAAACCTTTAGGGACTTTCTTATCCTTAGGAGATACTTTCTTACGAGTTAGTTTCTTTGTGTTATCTGTATTCATCATTACCATTTCACCTTATCTGCCCAGTAAGCAGCAGACATCTTACCTTTAGCTATATTCTTGGCATGTCTAGCCTTGAATGCTTTGTTACGCTTAGAGCCAGAGGGTGATCCTTTGACTCCTTGTTGTCCAAACCT